TTTTACCTGTCCTCTTTGCTTAACTTATTGGAGTTTCTTAATTTATCAAATAATTAACTTTACTACTTATTTTGATTTATTGACTATTCCTTTTACCTTTGCATTAATAGCTTCTCTCTTTGAACGAATTAATGATAGGTATTTATGACCGAAGAAATAAAACAATCTTTGTTAAATTGGGAATCAATGGGAAAGAACTATTCACCTACATTTAACTGGACTGAATTAAACGAAATTGCAATTAAGTTAGGAAACAAACCTTTTAATTTAGGATGTTCAGAATGTAGAAGACAATTACTTGAATACTTATTAGCAACAATCAAAGATGGAATCAGTAAATAATCCTGAACACTACGGAGGTAAACAAAACACCTACGAAGCCATAAAAGTAATTGAATCATGGGATTTAAACTTTCATTTAGGCAATGTAGTAAAGTATATAAGTAGAGCAGGTAAGAAAGACAAAACTAAACTAAAAGAAGACCTCGAGAAAGCTAAATGGTATTTAGATAGATTTATTGGTACTTTATAAGTAAAAAATAAAGAAAATGGCATCAAATTCCGACATATTAAAAAAACAGATGCTTATAGCCTTAGAAAAGCATTTAAACGTTGTTTCTACAGCTTGTAAGGAAGTTGGTATAAATCGTGATACTCATTATGATTGGTTAAAGAAAGATAAAAACTATAAAAAAGCTGTAAAAGAGATTGACAATGTAGCTTTGGACTTTGCAGAATCAGCTTTGCACCAGCAAATAAAAAAAGGCAATCCACTTTCTACTATGTTCTATTTAAAATGTAAAGCAAAGAAAAGAGGCTACATAGAACAGCAGGATGTGAAGATAACAGGAAATATGAAATTTAAAGCTGACTTTGGCGAAAGCAATACTATACAACCCACATCAGAATCAGAGGAAAATTCATAATGCAATAAACAACGGAACTGAAAAGTACTATGTTATTAATATAGGAAGGCAGTTCGGTAAAACTTTATTAGCATTGAATCAAATGTTATTTTGGGCTTTAAATAATAAAGGCTGTAAAATAGCATGGGTATCACCAGTCTATAAACAATCAAAGAAAGTATTTGAAGAAACGTTTAAGGCATTTGCTAAAAGGATGGAAATATATCGAAAGGTTAACCAGTCAGAGTTAATCATAGAGTACATTACAGGCTCAACAATTCAATTCTTTAGTGCTGAAAGATACGATAATATTCGTGGCTTCACATTCGATTACTTAGTTTGTGATGAGTTTGCCTTTATGGATGAAAAAGCATGGACTGAAGTATTAAGGGCAACTGTTTTGGTAAAAGGTAAAAAGGTTCTTTTGATTTCAACCCCAAAAGGCAAAAACCACTTTTATAAGATGCATCAATTGGATGGCACTAATGAGCAATACAAATCATTCACAATGACTTCGTACGATAATCCAATGATTAATCCATCCGAAATAGACGATGCAAAGTTAACACTACCTGAAATGATATTTAGGCAAGAATACTTAGCCGAGTTTATAGATGGTTCTGCAATGTTATTTAATAATAGACAATTAACAGATAACAAATCTTACGGCAAAGCATTTGCAGGGATTGACTTAGGAAGGGCAGATGATTACTCGGTACTTTCTATATTTAACGAGAAAGGCGAACAATTCTACATTGAACGTTGGAGACATAGCGACTGGTCCACAATAGTAAAGAATATTGCAAATGGATTAAGGACAAATAATGTCCAAACAGCATTAGTTGAGGTTAATTCTATTGGAGATGTTATATTTGAAATGTTACAAAAAGAATCTTCAAGTTATTGCACTATTGAACCATTTGTAACTACTAATCAAAGCAAAAAAGAAATAGTTGAATCTTTGATAGTGGCAAATCAAAACAAAGAGGTTAAATTCTTAAATGTGGACTGGCTAGATAAAGAACTTGAAATGTTTACCTACGAATACAATCCAAAAAGTAGAGTAATTAAATATTCAGCAACAAGTGGATTTCACGATGACGGTGTAATGGCATCATGTTTAAGTTTCCATGCTTACTCTAAATACAAAACAGGTAGATACACAATAATATAATTAAAAGGTACTTTTTAAAATGATGACAATTGAATTACCAAATAGCTGGCATGATATCTCAATAGAGAAATTTCCTTTAATCTATGATATTACAAGAGATAAAGATATTGATCCTATTGATAGAGAAATTAGAGTTATTTCCATTTTAACAGGAATTACAGTTGCTGAAGTTGAAAAAATAAGAATTGACCAACTAAAAGAACTGATTAAGAGTGTAAACTTTATTTTTAAAATGGAGTTTCCTAATTCAGTTGAAATGTTTAAGCACAATGGCTACAGATGGGTAGTAAATTATGACATCACTAAACTAAGCGCAGGAGATTTTATAAGTTTAAGCAAATTAACAGAAAGCGAAGAAAGTATTATTGGTAACTTACCTCAATTAGTTGCGATGTTTGTTAAGCCTTACAAACTTAAATGGTTTAAGTTAAAAGAGCTAGAAATGGATTATGAAGAAAAAGTGGAACATATTAAGAGTATAAATGTAGGCATAGTTTATCCTTTGTGTGTTTTTTTTTGCAAAGTTATAGAAGGTTTGTATCCTCATATAGAGGACTATTTGGTAAAGCAAATGAACGAAGCGAGGATGACAATGGAGAGCGAATTGAACGAACTGAAGAACAAAAACATTTAGATTATTGGAGTTGGTATGTTACATTGGATAGCTTAAGCGGTAAAGATAGAAGTAAATGGGACTTTTACTTGAACATGAATGTAGTTGCTTTTTTAAATTATTTGAGTTACATAAAAGATAGGAATAAATGGCAAAAATAAATCAACAGCAATTTAGTGAGTTAGATAACTTTTTATCTGATGTAGAAAGTAAGCTAACAGGTGAGCAGGATATTTATTCTCAAAAAGTAAATGACTTTTTAAAAAGAGTTAAAGATAATTTAGAGAAATACAAGTTTAATGCTTCAGAAAATTTATCTCAATCATTAAAGGCATTACCAATTAAACAAAATCAAAACGGTGTAACTGTAACCATTCAACTCGAAGATTACTGGGAAGATTTAGAAAAAGGAACACCAGCAAAAGGATATTCAAAAGAAAACAGAAAAAAGTTACAACCAAAGATATTAGAGTGGATAAGTTATAAACCTGAATTACAAAGCATAGCAGGAGACAAGAAAGGACAAAGGTCTTTATCCTACGCAATAGCAACAAACATTCTTAAAAAAGGAACTATTAAAAGATTCGGATATAAAGGTAAACCATTCTTAACTGAAGAAATCCCACAATTAGAAAAAGACATAACACAAGAATTTGAATAATGGCACTAACAATTTACAATACACCTAACAGCTACGCACCCGTTTATAATCAAATGATTTTTACTTTGAGTAGTACAAACGTTGCTCAATCTAATTTTCGTTACATAGCAGATATTTATGTAAATGGTTCAAGTGATTACACTAGATTAGAAGTAGGCAGAAATCCAAGTAACAACTATGGAACATTTGATGTGGCTGGTATCATTCAAAACTTTTTAACTAGAGACTTTGAAGATAACACAACTACATTTAAACAATGTGTAAACTCAATAGCATCTTATATAGTTCAATTTGGTGAGCAGTATGGAGCAAGTAGTGGAATTACTAACTATCCTAACTTAACAACAAGTTCAGGTTATTGTTTTAACGGAGTGTTTAGTCCATTAGACTTTTTAGATTTCCAAACTAACACCTATGTTCTGCAAAATAGTTCAAGTCAATTTCTTACTGATAGACCAACTTTTGAATCAAGAACAGGTGAGAAACTTATTTTAGGTTTTATGACTGATGCTGCAAATGAAGCAAATTTTTTAGAGATTATAACTTTTTATGATGAAGGTACAATATTTAACACAGTTACAGTTGCTAATCCTTTTACATCAATAAGCAATAGGCAAGACCGTTCAATCAATGTAAGAGTAGATTATGATTGGCTAACTACATTAGTTAATGCAGACTTGTCAAGTGGTTCAACACCTATCTTCGTTGTTAATTGGGAATACTATGATGTAAGAATTAAAAACAGCACAGGAACGATAGTAAGTGAAACAATCCGTATTTATCCTGGCGAAGATATTTGCTCAAAGTACACACCTATACGTTTTAAGTTTATGAATAACTATGGTAAGTATGATTATTACACTTTCACAGGTGCAATGACTAAAAACACCAATATTAAAAGAAATACTTACAAAAGCAATCCAAATCAATGGAGTGGAACTAATTATAGCTACTCAACAACAAGTAGAGGATTAAGCCAATATGAAACAATATTAGACGATACAATTACAATAAATAGTGATTGGATTACAGAGGCTGAAAGCATTTGGTTGGAACAATTAGTAACAAGTCCTGATGTTTATATTTATGATGGCAGCAACTTAGTTTCTGTAAACATTACAGATAGCAGTTATCAAACAAAATACGAAGCTAGTCAGCAGATATTTAATTTAGTGGTTTCATTTACTTACTCACAAAACAGAAAAAGACAAAGAAGATGATTTTAACTAAAATTTACATTAACAACGAGCAGATAGATTTAAAAGAAGATGTTTCAATACCTCTTAACTTTAATATTGCTGATATTAGAGAACCTGAAAAACGCAGCACTACATGGAGCAAGACTGTTATACTACCAGGCTCTACTTTTAACAATGAATTGTTTTCGAATATATGGAATGTTAATGCAGTCATTAATAGTACAGGCACTACTAACTTTACTCCAAATTTTAACCCGAACTTAAAAGCAATAGCAGAAATAACTTATAATGAGGCAACACAGTTTAAAGGTATTTGTCAACTATTGAATGTTAATGTAACTGATAAATATGAGATTGAATATGAAGTAGCTTTCTTTGGTGAGTTGCAGAATGTATATCAAAATTTTACAAATGGTTATTTACGTGATTTAGATCTAAGTGAATACAATCACACATACAGTAAAGATAATCAAGTAACAAGTTGGAGCGCACCAATAGGTATTGGCTATGTTTATCCGATGATTGATTATGGTTTTAGAATAAATACAGAATTTAAAGTAACAGAAATGTTCCCTTCTATTTATGTAAAAACTATAATTGATAAAATGTTTAGTCAAGCTGGGTTTACATATCAATCAGTATTTTTTAATA